AAATGTTCGCAAGGAATTAATATTCCGAAAACTGTGAATATCCAAATTTTTATAAGATATTTTTTACTTATCAAATATAATTAATATTAGATACAGTAAAGAAAATGACATCTTATAAATGTGTATTGTAGCCGATAGTGTTAAAAATATTTCCAAAACAAAAATAGCGAGTATGCATATTGCATATACGTTGGACAGTGGTATAACAGTTATCCCAGCACAGTTGGTAGTTTATGCCGCAAATGTTGATTCAAGTACCCAAACAAATGCTTTCATATTGCCAGTATATAATCCCGGAAACAATTATCGAAAAATAATTCCATTGGACTTTACTAAAATTCCCGATTTTTTTAATGTACTCGGATCTATTTACGATAGATGGTTTCCTCGCGATGAGATAACAGCACAGGCATTTGGTCCGTCTACAAATTCTTATGAATCAAAAAATATTTTGCCTGTTCATAAAGTAGGTGATTATAAATTTAGTATTATGCCATCAAAAATAGATTTTAATAGATTGGATCGCTTGCAACTTAATATTAGTCCCACTGCAAAAACGGCCGTTGATATGCATTCTGACGATTATTCGTTTATTATCTACCAATTTTTCCAAAGGGGACAGATTGAAATAACACCATTTGCTTATTTATGTGAACCATGCAGAGAACATGCCATGATTATCCCAACAATTCATGGTCATCCGCATGATAATGTGCCAACAGTTGGTTTGGGTTATGTTCCAAATATGTTTGTATCATACAATTCTGATTTTGAGGATACTGCTGAATTTGATCATGAAATATATACCTTGATAAAAAATCCCGCCGGAACAACCTTGTCTCCAAAGGAGCAGGTTACGTCTTTCAGCTTTGCTGAAGGCATTACACCAATAAAAAAACATGATATTATCGATTTAGACAAATTACTACGAAAAATTATCACAGATTATATGAATCGAAATATTAGATTATATGCGCCAAAATATTTTATTCCCAACAGAATAAATATTGATGGATATAAATTAAACAGGAACATCTTGGCTAAAATTGATGGAAACACTTTTGTAAGGGATTTAGTTACAGATCAAAATTGAATTATTAACTATGTGCACCCCATTTTTTTTTAATTATCTCACCTTAATATTAAGAAACACTTAATATCACAATGCTCATCTCATGGTTCATAATTATAATGATAATAATTAGTCTATCATATACTTTTTTTTCTGACCATATTAAAGAAATGCACGACAAACAAAAGAATAGTACAGTTACTGTTACCGAAAAGAATGAAATAAAAAATGATACAAATAAAACCATTGTTTTGTTTAAAGGTTCACGATACGATATCACCGATTTTCTCAAAAAACATCCTGGAGGCAAAAAAATACTAATAGATAATAATGGTAAAGATATTGAAAAACTAATGCTGGAAAACGAGCATAGTAAAAATGCTTACAAAATGCTAGAAAAATACAAAATAAAATAAAGTCAATTGCAAATTTATTATTGAATAATCTATTCAATAATATATTATTTATTCCATTAAAATCTTATGAAAAATATCGAAATTATCATTACCCATTGGAGATAAAATAGCAAAACCAATTTTTTTGAAATATTTAGAATATTTGGCCAAAGAATTTTTAAACATTAATGCGATTTCTTCTGTTGGATTATGAAACGCTCCACATCCAATAGCTCCCAAAACCAGTTCTGTATGTTCGTGTTTTATTGCTACTTTAAATATCATATCAATTTTATCCTGTGTGATTTTGATATCTATCGCATTTGCATACGTTTTTTTATTATTTACTTCATGTGTTGACGGATTCCTTATTGCGGCTACTGCTAGACAGGATACTTCACATGTATTACTTAATAATTTATAAGAACTATCTTTAATAATATGTACCGAAGGTGAATATATTACTTCATTATATTTCAATGGGTAAAAATTTGGACTATTAGCCTCAAAATAATTCGATTTTCTGTACAAATCTTCTTCTTGTGCTTTTGCGCCAGTTTTTACACCACCACCTGATCTAATATCTGACGCTAAATTTAGTACCATAACTCGTTTTGTATTTGAAACTTTGTCCAGATTTCTAGCCATATCAAATGAATCAATATTTTCTACCAAAATCATGGCCGGTTCATTAAATAATTCGGCTTGGGATAAAATGTTCTCGTCAGAAAAATCATCACTATCATACTGGTAAATCACTGGCTTACAAACTGGAAATTTGGCTTTTCTACAATACTCAACGGTGTGTTCATAGATTTTAATATACGGATTTTCTTTTCGCCCTCGATTTTCTTTTCTCCCTTTATTATTTCTTTGGGAGTGTTTGTCCTGATAGTACATTATTCTATGTATATTACTCAACATAATATATATATATGCTTTAATATTTAAATATCAATTTTTTAATATGCGGTAAAATGTTTATCAATGTCCTTTTCTGTTAATTTTTTATTATGGAGTTGGTGTTCTTTTAATCCTTGACCAATTGCAAATTTACAGTTATTTCTATTTTCTTTTTTATCCATTTGTTTACCATCTACACGATACTCCCGATTATATTCATTATAATTTCTATGATTTTTTTTTCTTTTTTGTAAATATTTATTATTAATAATGGAACAAATTTTTTGCACTGGTGGATAATCACGATCGTATGATTTGGAATTATTTGTGTCCCATTTTTTAAAATATATTTTATCAAAATTTTCTAGTGGAATAATTTCACTATTTTTACCACAAAAATTTTCAACATTGTCAAAAATCATAATTTGATGATCATCATTTTCCTTAACCATTTTTCGCAAAAGAAAATATTCCGCTCGCGATGTATGGAACTCTTCCATAATTGATAAAAGAGATCTTGGTTCGTCAAATTCAATAACAGTTGATATTTCATTTAGTACGACCTGGTTAAAATAAAAAATATTTATAATGGATTGAATAAGGGATTTATTTATATGTGAAGTCATTTTATTCAAAATATTAAATGACTCAACATCAAAATTAGTGGGATATCGAATATTTTTTCGAAATAAACTGTACCAATCATAGAATTCCGGAAAGAGTATTATATGGTTGGCAAAATTATCAATTGTATAATTAAGTTTAGTTTGATGATCAATTAGTACCAAGGAAAAATTTTGTGGGGAAATATATCCTAAAATTGGAAACATATTGTCATCAGGTATTTTTTTAAGAATTTTGTTACAAATATTCGCTTTATCATTTTCAAACTGATCCTTAATAATTTTGCCTTCAAATTGCATTCTAAAAATATCGTATACTTTAACACCAAAAAATCTCAAATTATTAATTTGAATTATTGATTTTTTTTGCTTATACACACTATTCTCGTATACGCAAGATAAATTCATAACAAAAAGTTCGAAATTAATTTGCCCATTAATTTTTATAATACCATTTTTAGTAAATATTTTATTTGTTATATACGGATTTAATGGATCGGATAATGATAAATAAATTCTGTTCAAAATTATATCTTCTTCAGCATTCGAATTTAATACCAATTCAATCTTGTTTTTGAGTGTTTCCCCAAATGTTTTATTATCAGTCAATGATATCATGATTAATAAGTTTGGATTTTTTAATATTATATGTTTATAATATTAAAAATCAATTTTTTGCGCTACTAATTTTTGTGCTACCAATTTTTTGCGCTATTTATTTTTTACGGGAATTTTTACCGGTTTGTTTATTTGTTTTTGATCCATAAGTAGTTTTAGTAGTTGGTTTTGTTGTCGCTTTGGTTTGTTTTTTAGGTACTGGTTTAGTTTTTTGTTTAGTATTAGATTTTGGTGGATTTTTTGGTACGGGGGTAATTTTAGGTGATATTTTTTTTTGGGGTAAAGTTTTAAGAGGTGCCGATTTATTTGATTTATTAGTTTTTTTAGGAGAGGATATTATTTTATTTTTTTTGGGTGTTGTTTTTGTTGATTTTTTAACTGGAACCGGAGATTTTGTTTTATTTTTTGAATTTTTCTTTAATTCTATTTTAATAGATTCTGATCCGTCATCATTTTCTTCACTATAATCAGAATAACCGGAATCATCAATATCCGAGCCAATCGCATCAATTTCATCTGACATATCTAATTCAACTGATGCTTCATCAGTTAATTCACCAATTGAATCCGATAAATCCAATTCATCGTCAGATACATCGGCTACAGTTTTTTTAAGTACTTCCGAATCCATGTCCTCAGTATTGGTTTCCGATTCGGTATCAGTAACTGAATGATTGGTGAGTTTTTCTGAATCGCTTTCGGATATGTTGGTCTCACTATTATCATCATAAAATGAACTGTGTTCACTTTCTTCTTTTTTCTTTTTGGTATTCTCTTTTTTATTTGAATTTTTCTTTTTATTTTTATCATTTGTCGATTTTTTAGTATTTTTTTTATTTGATTTTGAATTTTTTCTGGATGATTCGTTTTCGTCATCGGAATCCAATAATTCAACAATGTCTTCCAAACTATCGGAATCCTCTTCAAGCATATTTTCAAATTTTTTGTTTTTATTTATTTTTGGGTTCTTATCAACTGTTTTATTGTGTTGTATATTTGGATTGGTAAGTTGTTTTACTATGATTGGTTGATCCATTTTATGATCTTTATTTGGTGGATCATTATTTTCCATATACATATGATGTTCATGATAATTTCTTTCAGCATTCATAATAGGTAAATGCGGATTTGGATGATCAGGGAATATATTTGGTATTGGTCCGGGACCATATCCAGGAAATACATTCGGTACCGCATCGGGAAATGGTTGCTGTTCCGCCATTTTATGTTTTGCTTTTTCTTGTTGCATTTTTTCTCTGGCCTCTCGACTTGTACACGCGGCAGTATAAAAAGTCAGTACAAAACTAATATTATGGTATTTTGGATCGGGTGTAAAATTAAGGGGTTTTTTGGTGCTAACTACAGTATCATTTTCATCCCATATACCATACTGGCATAAAAAAGCATGAACGCAATCAATTGTATCCTTGCTATTAATACCTCCTAAATTAATGTAATTGTTTTTGGTCCTGTTGGCAATAAAAATTACATTACCATCACTATCAATTGTATTACTCAGTTTAACAAGATTATTCATGATTAAGTTACTTGTTTAAATGATGTGCCGATTATTTATATAGATTTAAAAAAAATCAATTATTTATTCATTTTTTTTAAATTAATGTATTAACACACAACTTCATAATTTATACTCTTTTTTTTTGGAATGGATTCATTTTCATCTTCGTTATCTAAACATATTTCTTTGATAAATTTTTTTTTAATTTCGCTAGAATTACGGGCTTCTCGACACATACATGCTGCATTATAAAAAGCCAATACAAAACTAATATTATAATATTTTGGATCGGGTGTAAAATTAAGAGGTTTTTTAGTGCTAACTACGGTGTCATTTTCATCCCATATACCATAGTGGCATAAAAAAGCATGAACGCAATCAATTATACGTTTGCTATTGATACCGCCCAAATTAATGTAATTGTTTTTGGTTCTGTTGGCAATAAAATCAACATTACCATCATTATCGGTCGTATTATTCAGTTTTATTAAATTATTCATGATTAAATTATTTATTTATATGCCGTTTAATTATTCCATAAAAAATAATGATACTAATATTATAAAAATTCAATTTTTATGACATTTTATAAGATACTCAGAGGTTTTGACAATATATTTTTTAAGATCCAGCAATTGATACCAAATACTACCACGTTAAAATTAATATTGGACCGATAAGAATTAATATTTGAAACAATCAATCCAAAAATAGTATATATTATTCCCAAAGCAAATATTTTTCCGGAAGTAAATATAGGGCGACTGGCAAATTCATTGACAAAATATTCATTTTTTGAAATATAATGAAGAATAGCACATCCAAAACAATTTGTTACCGTAATACTATTACTAATCATTAACGGGCGTTCTTTAATAAAGAAACGCCATTTATCAAACGATGAAAAATACTTTTTATTATCCATGAAGTAATAAAAATAATATACTAAATATAATTGTAACCAATAGGACATAGCTATTTCAATTTTATTATTTTTGGGGTATTTTTTACTCCAAAAATAATGCAGCTCTTTAAAAATTTTTTTCAAACATGTCCAATACCGGGCCAATTTCTTTAGGTAAATATTCTTTCAATAAACCACATAAAATAGTAATGGTAAATAACAAATTCGGTACATCAGAATCAATATTTGAATTATTTGTTATATTATTTAACCAACGCAATAATAAATTAGTAGATGACGGCTTATTTTTTTCTTTATTTTCGCAATTTGTGATTTTCATAAAACTTGAAAAGAAATACGCACTTGATTTTTCTACCAGGTTAACAAGAGGAATTGCTACACAGCATGGAACCCTGACAGGATCCATCCCTTTTTCACAAAAAAATCCAGCACATTTACTGCACATAGGTTGCGGATAAAAATATGTTGTAGCATGATCAACTAGATCATTAATATTATTACAATCAATTGGTTTGCGGATAATCACACAAACAGTATCATTTTCCATGCAAATAGAACATTCTGCTTTTAATGAAGCATGATTTGGGTATAAATGGTTGAATTGCTGTACCCATTTATACGGTTCACTAAAATCCACAGTAATACTGGTACATGTTGTCCTAGTAGCGTAACCAGTTGAAATACTTTGTTTGTTATTGGTAAAATAGCGTGTACTCGAAACACTTGCCGTGGTATATGTTGCATTCATATTTTGTGTTCGATTATCCTCTTCCATTACCTCCAATATATTGCGGAACAATTGAATAAGACGGACGATACGGTGATCAGAAAATAAATTTTCAATTTCATTATCATCTACGTATCGTCTTGCTAATGCGCGATTTCTACTTTGGATATAAGAACCGATAGTATGATTTGATTGTCTACCATGATCCATCGACATTTCCATAATCAATTGATCCACATTGTCTTTTTCATTAGAATCTATCATGAACTCTTGAATAAATCGATCTTTTTGTTTTTTGAACCAGTCCAATAATTGATCATAATTTTGGGACACACGGAAATATTGGCAGATTCGATCAAATGGAAGTGTCAGCATTTGGTCCCATGATAATTGCGAAGTTAACAGGTTTTCAGGATTAAAATAAATACCCTCTCCAAATGGAATATATTTATTTTGTATTAGTTCTTTTTCCATATCGGCATCCGGTATTGGGATCAAAATATTACACATTTTTTGAAAATTGGTCTGGGTAACGGATGCCCAATCAATCGTATTTGTAATATCGGCAGGTTTCCATTCATCTTTGAATACACCACCTGACCACATAATATATGTATTGTTTGAATTGTGGAATAGAATGCAACTGTTTGATATCATTGCTGGTACTAAAACTGAAACGTCAATTTCGGATGGTTTTTTTATATCATGTCTTGTCCGATTGGTCCTGCGACCAACAATCACTCCAATAATCGCTTTTAAATGTGTTGCGTGTTGTAACATATATTTACCAAATAATGTCACATAATGGTTGCCTATTTCACCATCAGTAAGGATGATCATTACATCACATTCTTGTACAACAGCAAGTGTATCAGCATTATCCAAAATAGAAGCAGGTGATGTACCACCAGTTGGTGTTAAAAAATCAATACCAGAAACAATATGAGCACATGATTCCCATTTGATAAATTTTGGTGCATGTTTTAATTCTGGTAATAACGCTTCTACAAATGATTTTTCTACATCCAAAACGGTTATATTTTCGGTGAAAGGATTGTTTGTTGAACCCGAAATATCAATACAGAAACAAACTTTCAATTCACCAAGTCGGCATTTATCAGTAATTGGGAGTTTCGCAAAAACTTCGTCACTATGGTCCAAATTTTCCATATCTTCTGTATCTTCCATGTTTTTTTAATGAATACATTCACTTTTAATAAACCGATAATAAATTAAAAAAATCAATTTTTTAATTTATTAGGTGTCCCATACCAACCAGTCTCCAGGATTCATTCATTTTAATCGAAACGGAAAATCTTTCTCCAATATTCATACAACATGGATATTTTAGTTCAAAATAATAAGTTGTTTTTGATATTTTTTTAATAGTTGACATTACTGGTTTAGAAGAAATATTAAGAAGAACAGTATTTCCAACAACAGGTTTAATAACTTTGGCGTTGTCTATCCCAATTCTTTTAATAAATGTACATTTGGATTGAATATATGTATATACCATTGGCATATTACCAGCTAATCCAATAACCTGTCCTACCATTCGATCTGAGCGTGTTAGTGTTGGATCCAAATTTGTGCATAGGCCAATCAGTCCTCCGGGATATGCAACAGATATATTATCTTGATCCGTTTTCATACTTATAATTTCTGTTTGGATTGGTTTCCAGATCATTTTTTGGTCACTATTTTTTTTAATAATACCGGGTCTGATTTCAATTATATCGCCTGTTTTGAGTTGTCCACTTACCAAACTGCCACCCAAAACACCACCATCAATAGATGAAATTTCAGAACCCGGTTTGTTGACATCAAATGATCTTATAATATTCATTTTAGGAATTGTTTCTGTTCTGGTTGGTGTGCCGAAATATTTTATGATGAATTCGCACAGAACATCCAGATTATATTTTTTTTGTGCCGATAATGGTACAATTGGTGCATTTTCGGCACATGTCCCTTTAACAAAAGCTTTAATGTCTTCGTACTGTTCCTGGGCTTTGTTGCCATCTATTAAATCCAATTTATTCTGGATAATAATAATTTTTTTAATTTGCAAAATTTCTAATGCTAATAAGTGCTCGACTGTTTGTGGTTGTGGACATTTTTGTGATCCATCTATTAAAAGAACCGCATAATCCATAATTGTGGCGCCAGATAACATTGTATTCATAAGAGATTCGTGACCTGGACAATCAATAAAACTAAAATATTGTACCAAATTACAATTATCACCACAACTAATGCATTCGTGGGTTTTTATTTTGCTGCTTGCTGATGAATAACATTCTGGTTCTGGACATTTATCACATTTAAATATTTTACAATTAGCATAACCAATTTTCATTGTTATACCCCTTTCTTTTTCTTTGGAATGCTTGAATGTTTCTACACCAGTTAATGCTTTGACACATGTGCTTTTTCCAGCAGAACAATTACCCACAAGTCCCACATTATATATTGGTTGTGTTAAATTAGAAATATTTGTATTAGACATTTTTTGAATAATTAGCATTATGTTATATACCTTTATAATCATTAAAATTTATCACCAAACTCAACCAAATAATTATCCATAATTTTTTTTATTTTGACACCAATTCGAATAATAGATAAATTACCCGAATGAATAATTTGGATTCCAATAATAGAAGCTTTAATTGATCCTGCAATTGATACAAATCTAACTACACAATTAAAAATTTCATCATCAGAAAGACCAACAATGGTACCATCATCATCAATACCGATAAAATATGTTGCTCGTTGATTCCGAGTATTTTCGCTAATCCTCCATCGCATTTGTGTAGCATATTTTTCTGCTCTCTTATCACTACAATCAACTAGGGTCCTTTTGTACTCAATATATCCATCATCCTGTTCTGGCGAAAATTTAATATTATTGTCTGTTATTTCTGTGACAAATAATTTTGGAAATTTTTCATTGATTTTGGAAATAATTTCCGTAGTATTCATGTCTGTTTTGTACTAATTCAATATATATATATTATTAATTGTTGATTAAACATATGTATTTTATATATGTACCAAATTATTATCCGCATCAACTTTTTTTAATTATACTTCTCTTGAAAATGAGTAATTTGCTTGGTCAGAAAAAAGAGGCACTTTCTCCCTAGAATCAACTAATCTCCTAGACATAAAACAATAAATAATCCCTAAAAATATTGTACCAGTGATGATACAACAGATAATAATCAATATGGAAGAATAAACATCGACAGGACCATAACAAATATGTTCACTACTATTATCATCGTTGGATATTATTACACAAATACAACTAGTGACAAATAAGGCGAATATTGTTACAATAACCAACGATAAAAATGTGCCATAAACATAAGCACGACAAGGTTGTGTCATCATTATTAACAAAATAATTATAATATCTATGTACAAATATATTACACTGTCTTATCAAATTTTATTTTCAATTTTTGGTTTGTATTAAAATAAAAATTGAAATTAAAAAATGTCTGTTTATCTCATTAAAAATCGACAATAAATAATACTATCACTTTATTAATAAACTCCATGTTTAAACAAACTCGTAATCCGATAGTTAAGTTGGCTAATTTGCCACGTAATATCAAAAATTTATCAATTACCCAACCATGTAATGTTAGATATTTGATAAGATCGGATATTAAAGGTACTACTCGCGAGAAGAAAAATTATTCCACGGCATACTATCGCCACGATTTTATTGGCAAAAATAAGCCTAGTGGATTATTAGGAATTGTTTACAAAGGTTGTGGTAACATTCCAAAAACAGTACATTCTGGATATAATAAAATGATTGGAGGTTTTTTTGGAAGAGGTTTTCATATTCTCTATCCCGATAAAGATGACGATACTGATTCTAAAAAAGAACAGGACCAAACTAGTCTGGCAACAATAGAAAAAGATATTGGGCTCCAATATTTTTTAAAAAAAGTTTATGCTGGTACCGGTATTGGATTTTCTGGGGCTTTACTAACTAGTCTGGCTTTTGCTCCGCTTGTTACAGAACCAAATATGGCAATTGCTAGTCTGATAATAGGATCAATTGGAGCATTTGGATCAGTTATTTTTTTTAATAAATCAGAACCAACATTCGTTAATAAAATAATAGAATATTCCGGAAAAAATATCACCACTATTGTTCCAGAATATTCCACATCAAAATATGCATCATCTGTTGCTTTATGTGCGTCGATGGGTTTAGTGATGTCACCACTAGTTATGATAGCGGGACCAATACTTGTGGCAGAAGCTGCTGGAATTTCAGTATCAGTTATGATTGGATCAAGTTTGTATGCCATGTACGCCAAACCAGGATCATTGTTACCCTACAAATCGGTGGCATATGGTGCATTATCTGGTTTGGTTTGTATCAGTTTAGCATCTGTTGGAGCTGCTTTAATATTCGGAGCTAATGATGTATTCTATTTGTTACATAATATAGACCTTTGGGGTGGATTGGCTCTATTTACCGCCCTTAATGCAATTGATACGCACAATGCGATTGATATTTATAAAAAAGGATATCCGGATTATTTAAGATGTTCCATTGAAATGATATTGAATGCATTGAATATCTTTATTAGAGTACTGGAAATATTGGCCAAATCAAAGAAATAATTATTTTTTTAACTAAAAAAATAATTATTAGACATTAGTAATCACTGGTTTTTTTCCTGGATTATTAGATTTGGGTCGCGATGTTATTTGTTTAAAAATGGTATCAATGCCCGATGTTTCTACTTTTGCTTTTCTTCTTTCTGTCCGTTTTCGCGTATTTTTTTTGTTTCTGGTTAGCGGTTCGTATGTATCCTCAGTAAAAGGAATTGTGGATATTACTTTCCCCATACCTTTTGTTCTACCATCCCGAAACATGAATAATGTACCCGGTAACACAAATTCAGGTCTCATCAAATATTTTACAACAATATTTTCTTTCGAATTAGTTCTTAATACAACATCTTCAGCTATTTTGAACTTTGCGACTTGGCGAATCGAATTTGCGTGCACTACAGTCTGATATCCATTTCGAATAGTTGTTGGATGATTGAATACAGCGACCATACAATTCATGGAATAACATGTATTTTTAAGAGCAAAATCCATATCGGTAGTAACAATTTGTCCTTTGGAGAACATTTCCCTGGTGTACGATCCTTTGACATCCAATCTAATACCAATTGAACCCGATTCATTTTCTTTTAAAACGGTAATATTTTCACTGATACAATTTTGCATGGATTTCACTGTTATGGTAATATAAGTATTATTAACAGGTCCAAGAAAAACTTTTTGACCGAGACTAAGGTTACCATATTTAATAGTGCCAGAAAGTACGATACCAATACCAGTAACACTATACGTACTATCAATATACATAATCATGGGATAATGATTGTTTTTAGTGCTGATTTCTGGAACGATCATACCTTTCCGTTCTAAATAAGATTTTGACCTGATAGATGTTAATAATTCCCTTACAAAATTAATATTGTGCCCAGTTTTATTGCTGACCATAATAATTGGCATCAGAGAAGTTTTTCTTTCGTGAAATTCTTCTATCACGACTTTATGCGATTCTTTTAAATAAGATTTGTTATTTTCTGGTTCATTATCCTCAAAATATAAAATTTCTTTTCGGTTTCGCTTTGCAATTCTTTCTAAATCTTTTTTAACTGCTGACATAATATTAGCGGGACAAATATCTATTTTAGTAACTATTGTAATAAATGGTATTCTATTGGCAATTAATAATGCAATATGTTCACTTGTCATTCCACTAAGACCCATGTTCGCACCAATAATTATAATTCCATAATCACTAAAAAGTCCCATAACACCAAACATAGTTGTTTTGAGATATTTTTCATGACCACATAGATCTACTAATGTGGTAATTTCATTATTATTAATAATATAATGGAAGGAATGCGTAGAAGTTCTACCACTTTCCTGTTCATGTTTAATTTTGGTTATCAATGATCTGGCATAACCATTACCATCATCCAATACATTTTTTTCCAAAACGGCAATATGACTCGTTTTTCCGGCATCTACGTTTCCGAGAACCACGTATTTTGCGGATTCAATTTTTTCGATTTGGGAAACCGTATCATTCATATTAATTCATAAATAATATTCAAATTAAATATTTATACCGCATGAATTATTTTTTTCAATTATTTGTATTGAACCAATTATTAATAATTAAATTTTTAATTCAATTATTAAGGAAAAATTCAAAAATTCTAATCTTTAATTGCATACTGACTATAAAATTAAAATAAATTTTTATTGTTATACTTGTAACAAATATTGTTTACCTGTAACAAA